GCAATTGGCTCCAGCAGCTACCTTGTGTTCGACAGCACTCCTGCTTACGTTTACAACAAGTATCGTGACGCTTATGCATGGGTTTCACTGTCCGGTCATATCGCTGGTCTTTGTGCATCCACTGACGATGTTGCTGATCCTTGGTTCTCACCTGCTGGTCTTAACCGCGGTCAACTTCAGGGTATCGTTCGCTTGGCCTACAACCCCAAGCAAGCAGATCGGGACGAGCTTTACCAAAAGCGCGTTAACCCCGTTCTTACGCTTCCTGGACAAGGCACCGTTCTCTTTGGAGACAAAACTGCTTTGACCAAGCCAAGTGCGTTCGATCGCATTAACGTTCGCCGTCTCTTTATCACTATCGAGAAAGCGATCGCTACTGCAAGTAAGTTTCAACTCTTTGAACTTAACGACACGTTCACTCGCAGCACTTTCCGTAACGCCATTGAGCCATTCCTTCGGGACGTTCAGGGTCGGAGAGGTATCACTGATTTCCGCGTTGTTTGCGACGAAAGCAACAACACAGGAGAGGTGATTGACGGCAATCGATTCGTGGCTGATATCTACATCAAGCCTACGCGTTCGATTAACTTTGTAACACTAAACTTTGTCGCTACCAGAACAGGTACTGCGTTTGAAGAATTAGTCGGCCGATAAGGTCTAGGAGTATAAATAGAAACATTAGGATAAACTTATGGCTACTACAAACACAGGCATATCAAAATTCAAATCAAACTTTAGTGGTGGCGCACGCCCCAACCTGTTTGAATGCAGAATTGAGTTTCCAGACAATAACCAACTTCTTAGAAACGAAGCTCGCTTTTTAATCAAAGCTGCATCGATTCCGCCAAGTATTATTGCTCCGATCGAGGTACCATTCCGCGGTCAAAAGCTCAAGGTTGCTGGAGACCGTACATTCGAACCATGGACAGTTACCGTTATTAATGACGTTGACTTTAACCTCCGTGACGCATTCGAAAAATGGTCCAACCGGGTTAACAACCACGAAGCTAACGTGAGTGACGACGCAGTTGTTGGTCAACACCTTAATTACTTCCGCAACATGGAAGTGGTTCAGCTTGACCGCGATGGAAACGAAGGAGGTGTTAAAACCTACACATTCGTTGACGCGTTCCCAACAAACGTGAGTGAGATTGAATTAAACTACGAATCGAACGACGCTGTGGAAGAATTCACAGTTGAGCTCACGTATCAATACTGGACAGCAGAGGGAATTACTTCCTAAGCTCGCCTCAGTGTAAAGAATTAGAGATTATCTCGGAGGTCCAATCCCTCCGGGATAATTTTCTTCATATATAATATTGTATGAAAATATTTGGAATTGACATCTCAAAGAGAATTAAAGACGAGTCCAGTGACGAAGAGGAAAAAGTTTTGCCCTCCTTTGCACCACCCGTTGAAACCGACGGAAGTCAGGTTATTTCAGGCAACAGTACAAGTGGTTACTATGGCCAAGTTCTTGATTTGGACGATGCCAGCGTTGGAAACGAGCGAGACGCAATTCTCAAGTATCGTGCTGCGGCAGCACAACCCGAATGCGACACCGCTATTTCGGACATTATCAACGGAGCAATTGTAGCAGACAGCTCCAACGTTCCGATCAACCTTTCGACCGACAACCTCGACATCCCAGACAACGTTAAGGATCTGATTCGAGAAGAATTCCAAAACGTCTGCAAATTACTTTCCTTTAACTTCAACGGCCAGGACATCTTCCGCCGCTGGTACATTGATGGTAAACTTTATTACCACCTTCTCATTGATCCCGATAACATTAAAAAGGGTATTCAAGAAGTGCGGATGATCGATCCGCTGAAGATTAAAAAGATCAAAGAGGTTAAAACCAAAACTGATAACGACACTGGTGTTAAAAGCCATTATGTGGCAAAAGAATACTTTCTTTACAGCGACAGTTTGGGATCAAGCACGAATGCTGTTAAAATCGACCCAACAAGCATTGTTTATGTTCCCAGCGGTAACCTTGACGACAGCGGCAAATACGCCGTTTCATACCTTCACAAAAGTGTGAAGCTTGTTAACCAACTTCGTATCATGGAAGATGCGTTGGTTATCTATCGTATATCCCGAGCTCCTGAGCGCAGGATCTTTTACATTGACATTGGTAACCTTCCAAAAGGTAAGGCCGAGCAATACGTTCAGGGTATCATGAGCAAGTATCGTAACAAACTTGTTTACGATGCAACAAGCGGTGAGGTCAAAGATGACCGCAAAGCCATGAGCATGTTGGAAGACTTTTGGCTTCCGCGGCGAGAAGGTGGACGAGGTACAGAAATTACTACCCTCCCTGGCGGTGAGAACCTCAGTCAGATTGATGACGTTCTTTTCTTCCAAAAGAAACTTTACCGCTCACTAAACGTTCCAGTTGGTCGCCTTGATGTTGAAGGAAGCCAATTCGGAATTGGCCGAGCAAGCGAGATCAGCCGGGAGGAAGTTAAATTCCAAAAGTTTATTAACCGTCTTCGTAAGAAGTTCTCCGTTCTCTTTATCGAGATGCTTAAGGTTCAATGCCTTCTTAAGAACATCTGTACAGAGGGTGAATGGCCCGAGATCCGTGAAGCAATTACAGTTGACTATATAGAAGATAACTTCTTCTCGGAGCTCAAGGACTTTGAAATCCTTCGCGAACGTATCACAATGCTTGAACAGGTACAACCATTCATCGGTCAGTACTACTCTAACAAGTGGGTAAGAAGTAAGGTTCTTAACCTTTCTGACGAGGATTACGAAAGAATCCAGGCGGAGAACGAGGAAGAACCTCCTCCAGAAGACGAATTTTAAGAAATAAAAGGACGATATTAAACATCGCTTAAAGGTATAAAACATATAAATAAAGACATGAGCAACACTCAGAAACTAATTGACGCTATCTCTTTGGGTAACGAAGAGGATCAATCCGCGGCGTTTGCTTCGATTATGCAGGACAAAGTTCGAGCAGCAATTGACGTTAAAACAATCGAAACCGCTGAACGGATCTACAACGCACCGGAGGCAGAAACAGTTACTGAAAGCAAAGAAGTTGAAGAGATTACTGAAGCTAAGCTCGAAGTCCCTTCCGATGAAAAGGATATGAAAGCATTTCTTGATAATGCTAAAAAGGTTCGTGCAACTAGTAGGGATTTCGTTAACAGCATGAAATCTTTGGATCTTAAGGCCTTTGGCAAGTTTGATAAACATGCTCGCGACCACAAAGATTTCAAAGACGCTTATCAAACGGGTTATGACGCTGGTATGGGAAACGATCTTCCAAAGGGCGGTGGCCTTGAGGGTAACAACCCCCATAAAAAGAATACAGTCGCGTATCACCTCTGGATGGATATTGCCGGGCAAGGAATGGCCGACGCATAATAAAAAATAGATAATTTATAAAGATGGACTATCATAGAAAATCATACGACAGTTTGGCCAAAGCCGCCGAAGAAATCTTTAACCGGGCGACTGAGGTCGAAGCCGATCCAGAGCCTCTCGTTGAAGCAGATGTAGAAGAAATCTCAGAGGAAGAGCTTGAAGAATCAGCCGATCTTCTTGTTGAGCGTGACACCGCATTGGTTGACATGATCAAGTACTCCGGTGCTGTTGGTCTTTTTGCTAAAAAGGTTGCAAAGGTTATCACTGACGACGACGAAGCTGCTCTTTTCCCCACTGGTATGGTCACCCGAGACGGTGTTGCGATGCAAGAAATTCTTTTGAATTACATTGCAGACAAAATGGGTACAAACCCAAAAGAAAAATTCGGTCCTTACTTTGACCGCGTTGATCTTGTTGGCCCAGGCAGAGAAGGAAAGACCGCTCTTCGCGGTGCTCTTGATCCTCGTAGAAAATACAAGATTAAAGACCTTATGAAAGCTTTGAAAACATTCAAAGAAGACGCATAAAAGAATACCTACTGTAAACACCACTTATGAAGTTAATCACCGAACACCTAGAAGACCTTCAATACATTACCGAGGAAAAGAACGGTAAAAAAGAAACGTTTATCGAAGGCATCTTTATGCAGGCCGATAAGCTAAATCGTAACAAAAGGGTTTATCCAAAAGCAACTTTGGAAGCTGCTGTTAAGCGATACGACAAGGATTACGTTCGGACTGGTCGAGCGGTTGGTGAGCTTAATCACCCTGAAGGCCCCACAATTAACCTTGACAAGGTATCACACCGAATCACGGAGCTTAATTGGAGCGGATCAAACGTAATGGGCAAAGCTCTTATCCTTGACACCCCAATGGGCGGCATCACAAAAGGTCTTCTTGAAGGTGGTTGCCAACTTGGTGTTAGCTCGCGAGGCATGGGTTCGGTATCCCAAAAGAATGGTGTTACAACTGTTAACGAAGACTTTATTCTTGCAACAGTTGACATCGTTCAAGATCCCAGCGCACCATCCGCCTTTGTTGACGGAATCATGGAAGGCGTTGAATACTTTTTTGAAGGAAACGAAATCGTTTCCCGTGCGGCTGAAGAAGCTAAAGCTGAAATGGACAAGCTTACAGCCGCCAAACTAACTTCTTTACAAGAAACTCTTTTTACAGATTTCTTGAAGAAGATATCATAAAGAATTTTTATATTATGGATGTTTTGATTACAGTATGGGAAATTAATGACTAATATGAGACTGGGTAATAATACCCCTCTCCAAACAAAATAGAAATCAAACATGGAAAACACAGATAACCAAGAAGATATTATCGAGGATATCGTTGAGTCCGACTTGCTTTCTCTTGAACAAGGAGAGGTGGAGGAAACCGTCTCTGAAGACGTAGAAGAGATTGCAGAAGCTGGCAAGAAAACTACATCTGAAGCGGAAGATTCCGAGCTGAAAAAGGCGAAAGCCGAAGAAGGCGAAGAAGAAGACGAAGAAGAAGAAGTTGAAAGCGACGACTCTGAAGAAACCAAATCGGACGATTCCCCCTCAGAGGAGGAAGACGAAGAAGAGGATGAAGAAGCTGCAGGTGAGCCTGAAGCTGAAGAAGATATGGAGGAAGAAGTTAAAGCTGATTCAGCTGACGACTACCTCAAAGAACGTCGCGAACAACGCGCAACTAAGCAGGAAGTAACTGAAGAAGCTACTGAGGAAGTAACCGAAGAAGCTGAAGAAGTTGCCGAGGAAGTAACCGAAGAAGAAGTGGCTGAAGAGGCTATTACTTCCGAAGACCTTACTCGTCTTGTTGAAGAAGAAGAGGGATTAACCTCCGAATTCAAGGCAAAAGCTGCTCTTATTTTTGAAGCCGAAGTTCGCACTAAGGTTGAAGAAGTAACCGAAGCTCTTGAAGCTCAGCACGATGCTAAGCTTGCTGAAGAAGTTGCTGCAATTAACGAAACACTTAATAATCAAGTTGACGCTTATTTGACTTACGCGGTTGAGGAATGGATCGGTGAAAACAAGGTTGCTATTGAAAGCTCCCTTCGCACCTCTATTGCCGAAAACTTCATGAAGTCTCTTAAGACTCTATTTGAAGAAAATTATGTTGAAGTTCCTGAAACCAAGGTCGATCTTTACGACGAACTTGAAGAGGAAACTGCTCAACTTAAAGAAGACGTGGCTAAGTACAAAGACATCGCTGATACCCTTGCCGATCGTGTAGACGATCTTAACAGGGAGAAGATCCTTTCCGAAGCTACTAAAGATCTTGCCGAAACCCAGTCTGCTAAGCTTCTTAAGCTCGCAGAAGGAGTTGAATTTGACGGAGAATTCACAAAGAATGTGGAAACTCTTAAGAAGTTCTACTTCACTGGAGAAGGCGAAACACTAACAGAAGAAACTCAGGAAACTGAAGAAGAAACTGTTGAAACCATCATTGAAGGCGCAGACGTTGAGGAAGAAACTTCCGAAGCACCTGCTGATCCTCAGATGGCATCATACATGGAAACACTTGGTCGTCTCAAGAAGAGCGCGACCTAATTACATTTCCCAACTTAACTCAAACATAATATAGAAAAATGTTTAAATCAGAAGAACTAGAAAAGAAGTGGCAGCCCATTTTGGAATCTGCCGACGCTCCTGCTTTCGCTGACAACTATCGTAAGTCCGTGACCGCAGTCCTCCTTGAAAACCAAGAAATCGCTGCTCGTGAAACAGCTGCTCAGGCCAACTTCCTCACAGAGGACCACAACCTGACAGGTGCAGTTGATCGTTGGGACCCAGTTTTGGTTTCCCTCGTTCGCCGTGCTATGCCAAGCCTCGTTGCTTATGACATCGCTGGTGTTCAGCCTATGACTGGTCCTACCGGTCTCATCTTCGCGATGAAGGCACGCTACTCAACTGAAGCCGATCAGTCTCCTGCTTCTGCTCACGCAAGTCACGCAGGCAAAGACAAGATCACAACAGAAGATGACGAAGCTCTCTTCGACACAATCGATGACACCTACTCCGGTCCTGCAGTTACAGCACAAGCTGAACTTGCTGAGCCTGCTAACATGGGTTTCACCATCGAGAAAACATCTGTTACAGCTAAGACACGCCAGCTCCAAGCTGAGTACTCAATGGAACTCGCTCAGGATCTTAAGTCCGTTCACGGTCTTGATGCTGAAGCTGAGCTTGCTAACATCCTGTCTACTGAAATCCTCGCTGAAATTAACCGCGAAGTGATTGCTAAGATCAACGCCGAGGCTCTCCACGGTGCTGCTCAAGGCGCTGCTCCTGGTACATTCGACCTTGACACCGACGCCGATGGCCGTTGGGCGGTTGAGAAGTTCAAGTCACTCCTCTTCCAAATCGAGATCGAAGCTAACGAGATCGCAAAAGGAACTCGCCGTGGTAAGGGTAACTACATCCTTGCTTCCAGCAACGTTGCTTCTGCTCTTGCAGCAGCCGGTGTTCTTGATTACACACCTGCTCTTAGCACTGACCTTAACGTAGACGACACTGGTAATACCTTCGCAGGTCTTATCAACGGACGCCTTAAGGTTTACGTCGACCCATTCGCTGCTAGCGATTACGTTACCGTTGGTTACAAGGGCTCCAGCTCTTACGACGCCGGTATCTTCTACTGCCCTTACGTTCCTCTCACGATGGTGCGTGCGGTAGCTGAAAACACATTCCAGCCAAAGATTGGTTTCAAGACTCGTTACGGTCTTGTTAGCAACCCGCTTGCTGGATCTGGCTCTACCGACTTCAACCCTTACTTCCGTAGGGTGCTTGTTACAGGTCTCAACGTTGAGCACAGCTAATACAATTAGTTAAAGTTGTCCATACCTTAGTTAGGACGACACCACTGAAGGGGTTACTCGAAAGGGTAACCCCTTTTTTGTGCACAAACCTCTTTTCCGCGCATAAATATAATCATGGCTATTGACAACAACTTATTACCCACCAACGGATTTAAGGTTCTTATTGGAGGAACCGGGGATTACCCCAAAACGAATTTATTTGCCGTGGGACTTACATTTCCTGGTATAACCAATGCTGAGGTTGCATCGCCCTATAGAAATAACGAGGGCTACGTTCCTTCTGAAACGCTTGTTTACGAACCCCTTTCAATGAGGTTTATGTGTGATGAAAAGATGAAAATCTATGACGAGCTTTTTGGGTGGATGAAAGACAACACAACCCGCACGGAGTTAAAAACAGCGGATATTACTATTAATCTTCTAACAAGTCATAATAACATCTCTCGCGAAGTGCAATGCACAAATGCTTTTCCAACTAGTATCAGCTCCGTTGACTTTGACGCTCAAGCCGCAGAAATAACCTTTGCAACATTCGACATAAGCTTTAGATTTGACGAATTCACTTTTCTCGATTAAATAGAACTATAGATAAAGTATAGTTTATGAATATCGAGGATCTTTTAGAGATGTGGAGCGAAGACTCCAAAATTGACGACGTTGCTCTTGACGAAACAACCATTCGTGGCGCTGCACTGCACAGCAAGTACCTTGAGCTACATTCCGTGGCCAAGCTCCGGTTAAAGAAAAAAGAACAGGAATTCGCCGTTCTTAAAAAGGACAAATGGTTGTGGTTTAATGGCAAAATGGAAAAAGATGCCATGGACGAACGAGGGTGGGCCTATGATCCATTTAACGGAATGGCAAAGCCTCTGAAAACCGACATTCAGCAGTTTTACGATTCAGACAAAGATATCGTTGAATCGGCAATGCAAATTGAGTATCAAAAGACCTATGTTGATGCCTGTAAAGAAATCCTTGATCAGATAAAGTGGAGGCACAACCAAATTCGAAATATCATTGAGTGGAGACGATTCACCGCTGGTGTTTAAAAAGACACATAGATAATACCAGACATGGCCACATTCGAATTTGAAAAGATCGACGAATCCGTTATTAGAATGGACAGCGACGACAGTGGTGCGGTCATGGATCTGGCTGAAGCGTTTACCTTTTACGTAGATAACTACAAGTTCATTCCTGCATACCGAAATAAAGTGTGGGATGGACGGATAAGACTTTACGATGCTCGCCGAAGGACTCTTCCATACGGGTTGCTTTACAAATCTCTGCAGTTTATTTCTGAGCGGGGATACGACGTCAAGCTTGATCCAGCGCTTAAGCCTGACAATGTTCCGACCAAGGAAGATCTTTTAGAGTTCGTAAATGGTCTTGATATTCGAAACAGGGGCAAACGTATCGAGCCAAGGGATTACCAAATTGAAGCTTTTATTAGGTCTGTAACACAAGAGCGTTCGCTTGTTATCAGCCCAACCGGTTCAGGTAAAAGCCTTATCATTTACATGCTTATTCGGTACTTCTTAGAGCACAATCGTACACGAGCCCTTATCATTGTTCCGACCACATCTCTTGTTGAGCAAATGAAAAAGGACTTTGCCGATTACAGTTCGAATGATCCCACCTTCGATGCCGACACGCTTTGCCACCAAATTTACTCTGGTAAGGAAAAGCACAACTTTGAGGCCAACGTTGTTATCACCACTTGGCAATCCGCGATTAAATGCGGCAAGGGATGGTTCACGCAATACGGCATGGTTGTGGGTGACGAAGCTCACCTTTTCAAAGCAAAAAGC